TGTAGTGCGTTAAGTTATTTTTAATAACTTTATAAAAGATCAATTATTATTTAGAAGACTATGATCTTATGAACATTAGTTTTATAATTATTTGAATGTAAATGATTGTAAAACTAATAACGGCAAATTTTCTAAATTTGGAGTTAATTTAGTTAATTTATTGATACTATTTATAATTATTTCATTTGTATTAGTTTTATTTACTATTATAAAATAATAATCTTTATTATAATTATAATTATATCTTTTATTATTTAATTCATCTTGTAATATTTTATTTAATTCTCCGTTTTTATAAAATTTATATATATCTAATTTATATGAAGTATATGATTCTACACATAGAGATAAATTACCTATATTATCACTTGTAGTTATAGTTGAAGTTTTTATATTTATCGGTAAATAAGATTCAGAAAAATAATCATATATAGCAATATCATACCAACTTCGTTTCTTTGGAATTATTATTTTATTTGTAAATTTATCTAATAATAATGTTATTATTATTTCTTCATCATTTATACTATTACATCTTCCGTCTATATTATTTTTACTTAAAACTATATTACATTTTTGTAAATAATTAAATACTTGTTGTAAAATAATTGGTAATTGTTTTTTTCTTATTACATGCATTCTATATAAAGCTTGGATTTTTATCAAACATATAATATCATTATCAGACCAATTATTCATCAAAATAAAATAAGTTAATAATATAATATAGAAGAACTATTGTGTATATAATAAATATAATCAATTTATTCATTTTTTTTATTATTGGATATAGAAAAAAAAATGAATATTTTAATATAGAAATTATATACCATTATATTACTATAACAGTTTTTAGCCTTATTATTCAGATGCCTGTTAATCTTTATAATTTTGAATGGTTTTATTCTAACAAAGACACATTCACTATTAAACAATTAGAAGACATTATCACTAAAGCAAGAGAAGCTTATTATAATAAATCTAAACCAATTATGGATGACGATGTATTTGACGCATTATTTGAACTATTAGAAGAAAAAGACCCACATAATAAATTACTTATTAATGTCGGTGCAAATATTGGAGATAAAAAAGCATTTAAATTACCATATTTTATGGGTTCTATGAATAAATATAAAGATGAAAAATCTATTAAAAATTGGGTCAGCAAATATAAAAATGAAGACTATATTATTACTGATAAATTAGATGGTATATCTGTTCTATTACATTTTAATAAAGCAAACAAAAAATATCATCTTTATACTCGTGGTAATGGTATATATGGAACTGATATTACTCATATTACTAAATATATTAATAAATTACCTTCTATCACTCAATTACATAAAGCTACAAAAGAAGATTTATATATAAGAGGCGAATTAATTATTAGTAAAGAATTATTTACCAAATATTATAAAACATCAACAGAAGCCAGAAATGTAGTTTCAGGATTAGTTGGTGCTAAAACCAAAAAAGAAGATGAATTAAAATATATTGATTTTATCGCTTATGCCGTATATAAACCAGATAATTTAACTCCATTACAACAATTACAACTTATTGAATCATATAAATTTACTTCAGTTCATTATAGTTGTGTTAATGAATTAACATTAAATAATCTGTCTAATGTTTTACAAGAAAGAAAAGCATCTGGGGCTTATCAAATTGATGGATTAGTTATTTATTTTAATAAATATTATCAAGTTGTAGAAGAAGAAAATCCTAAACACGCTTTCGCTTTTAAAAGTATTTTAACACAAAACACCGCACAAGTAATTGTAAAAGATGTTGAATGGAATATTTCAAAAGATTGCTATTTAAAACCAATTGTGCATTTTGACCCTATTGTCTTAGATGGGTGCACTATTCAAAAAGCTACTGGTAAAAATGCTGCATTTATTCAACAAAATAAAATAAATATTGGTAGTAAAATATTAATTGTTCGGTCAGGTGGTGTTATACCAGATATTGTTAAAGTTTTAACAACATCAGAAAATCCATTATTTCCAGATATATCAATTAATAATTATCATTGGAATGAAAATATGACAGATTTAGTTGTTGAAAATTGTGATAGTGATGATTATAAATTACGCAGAATTGAGTTTTTCTTTAAGAATATTGAAGCTAAAAATATTAGTATTGGTATCTTAAAAAAATTATTTGATGCCGGATTTGATAGTATATTTAAAATATTATATATTACTAAGCAACAAATTATTACCGCAAATATTGATGGATTTAAAGAAAAATTAATATCTAATATTATTGATTCAATTAAAAATGCACTTGATAATTTAACATTAGATAAAGTTATTGTTGCATCTAATGAATTAGGAAGAGGATTTTCAAAGAAATATGTTACACTATTATTTAATAATTTTCCTGATTTAAAAACTAATATTGATGCGCGACCAACATATGAACAATTAATTTCTGTTAAAGGATTTGGTGATTCAATTGCTAAACAAGTTAGTCAAAATTATTCTATTCTAATAGATTTTATAAAAAAAAATAAATTAGAACATTTATATAATACAACTAATGAAATTATTCAAACAAATACATCAAATGAAAATATTAATAATAAAGTATTTGTATTTACTGGATTTAGAAATAAAGATATTGAAACCGAAATTACACAATTAAATGGTAAAATAACTAATTCAATATCTAAAAATACTGACTATTTAATTGTCAAAGATGAAGCAGCTAAAACAAACAGTAATTCAAAAATAGATAAAGCACATTTGTTAAATATTACAATCTTATCATTAGATGAATTAAAATTACTATTATGAATTATTACTTATAATTGATATTATATATATAAAAAAATTTTTTTTATTTAAGACAATTTCGAATTTTCAGAAATTCGTAAAATCCTAAAAATTTATCAATTAAGGGGGATTTAAAGGAATCCGGTTATAAAGAATTTTGCCAGAATTATCTATAAATTTGTAATAATTATATTTATAAGTTTTCTTTTATATAAAAAAAAATAAAAAAAAATAAAAAAAAAATAAAAAAAAAATTATAATAATTATTATTGATATTTATAAATAATTTTGGCAGAATTTCTTATAAGGCATTGCTGCCTTAAAAATATAATAATTAAATATACTTAAGCGCAAGGTCATAAGGAAGGAGAGACGCTCTCCGCCAAAGGTACCCATTTCTTAAATTTATTATTATAATAACATTCAAATGAAATCTTAATATTACAGTTCTTAAATTCAAATATTTTTTGCATCATTTTACTTACTTTTAATGTCGGAATTATAATATCATCGCGTTTTTCACCTTGTAGTGTATATAAATTATATACATCAGGCAAGTTAGTCTTTTCAATATTAAATACTTTAATCTTTTTCTCATCTAATTTAGAATCTTTATCTATAGATGTTTTAGTTAATATTGGGTCTATTAATTGTTTTGGTTGTTCCATAGATAATAGTATTGGTTCTTGTATTGATTCTTGTATTGATTCTTGTATTGGTTCTTGTATTGGATCTTGTATTGGTTCTTGAATTTTATTAATATTATTAAAATTATTTGTTTTAAAATTATCTATTACATCACTTTGCAAAGTATCTTTTATATCTTTATCTTGAATTTGTTCATGTAACTGCTCTAAATCAGTTTTTAATATTATATTATTTTTCTGATATTTAACACGAATTGTATCTTTAATTAAACTATCATCAAAATTATATAATATGCTTTTCTTTGTCAAATATAATGGAACAAAATATATACCACGACAAGCATATGGTAATTGTCTTGCAAATTCATCTACCAAATACTTTAATTGAGTTGGGTATACATATTTTTTAATTTGAAATTTACATATATCATATTTATCAGATATATATTGTGTTTTAAATAAGTTATATAATATATTTAATCGTTCCATAATTGTATGATTTATTAAATATTGACCTTTATGAACTATAATATCATTAATTAAAAATAACCAATTTGTATTTTCACCTTTTGGTTTAATCATCTCTCCATCAATAATTGTATCATTAAATAATTCATCATCAAAATGTAATTTTGTTAAAATAATTCTGGGTATAGTATAACCACTTTGAATTTTTTTATCTATAAATATTATTTGATTTATTGAATTAATTTTAGTTAAATATAGCAAATATGGATTACCATTCGATTTTAATGTAGCCAAATATGGGTATTTATTAATTTTACCAACACTAATTGTTGAATCATATTTTTCAAAGTGTTTTACTATTATTCTAATATTATAATTATTTTCTAAATCTAATAGTAATTTATTTTTAAATTGTTCGTCTTTAATATTCCATCCAATTTTATCACAAAAACTAATACGACCTAATTGCATAATATATAACTATATTAAACGCAAAAATAAACTATTATAAGTATATTATATGTATATATAAAAATTATTTTTATATTCATTTTTTTTTATCATTTCATTTTTTATAAATATTTTGTTAAATCTGATAATAAGAGATTAGACAATTACACCTTTGTGAAATTTAAATGCCGATTTTTATTTTATTTTTTTATAATAAAAGTCGGCATTTAAAATTATAAAAGGTGTAAAATAATTAATTATACATTAATGAATAATTTAACTTATTATTTATCAGGTGTGCGAAATAAAAAACTTTCAAATGCTTTTGAAAGTATAAGACTTAGTGAAATGAAAACATTTAACAAAAATACTAATATTCTTATTTCTTTACAATTAAAAAAATCACCAAAAAAAATAGAATTTGCTAAAGAAAATAATATCAATATAATATATTTAGATTTTTTACCAATTAAATATGATAATACAAATAAAAATAGTCAAAAAAATTTAATTATTGATAATATTTTAAATAATTTACCTAAAAAAATTAATTTAAAAAAAAATATATATTACATAAATTTTGCTGATTATACATATAAATCTACTATTACTATTATAGATAAACAAAATAAAATAGCATATATATATTTATCATTATTAGTTATTGATATTAACACAAATAAAATTAAAAATAATAATAAAGTACAAAATTGCTATTCATTTGAACATAATAATAATTATTATTTCTATGATTACACTAATAATAATAAAAACACTTTTAATTTTATTGTAACTCATAATGAACCAATTAATATTATTAAATACGATGATTATAAAATGTATAACTATTTTTTTACTGATGATAATACATTCAAAAATCCAACTGGTATAAATATTTTATTTATAAAAGATAATAAATACAATATATTTACATCTGTCGTTGATTTCAAAAATTTTGAACTTAAATATAATAATAAATATAATAAAATTTTACCAAATTTTAATGATGTTATTAAATATAATATTATATCATATAGATATTATGATTCTTATCATTATTTTATTACTACAACTAATGTGTATGTTTATAAATTCAATAAATATATAGATGTTTATGATATTAATGATGTAAAAAAACAAATGTTTCAAAACTATATTGACACAAAAGAAAAAATTTTATCAAAACAAAAAAATAAATATAAAAGACAACCAGTAGATAATATATATATATTTAATGATGAAAACCAATTATTTAATTATTTTATGAAAATCTTTAATAAAAATAATTATAAATTAAATGGTAATGAAAAAATAAAAGCTTTAGATACTATTGGTTATTTTTCAGATAGTATAATACTTAACGATTTACAAAAAACAACTTATAAACTATAAAATATTGTAAATAACTTATAATATACAAATTTACACTTTGTGAAATTTACACCACTTCTTCAATAAGTATAGGATATTTAATAGAGATATCAATGGTGCGTTAAATATCTTAAAAATAGGTAAAAATTGGATAGAACAAAAAGAAGAACATCCAATTTTTACAAGAAAAAAAAAATCAAGGATGAAGTTATAACTTCATCTTTCCTTTCTGCTGTGGTTTTTTATAAAAAAAAGATGACACTTGCGGTTGTCCCATTTTATAAAAAACCACAGAGATGATAAGAATGTAAAATATCTATATTCAATTCTTTATTATTATATTTTATACATTGAATAATTATTATTTTTATAAATTCGTAAAAAATCGATTTATATCTTTTATTACATTATAAACATTATTTTTTTCAGTATAAATATTTTCATGTAATATTAAATTCATTAAATCAATTATATTATTATGTTGTGCATAATAATAAATACATTTATAATTATTTAATTTAATATCAAATTTATTTTTATGAATTTCTTGAGAATCTAAAGTAATGATTGAATCATTTAAATAATTTAAATTATATTTTATAAATGTTATAAAACTAAATAAAATTTGTGAAATTTTATTATTATATGATATAACATTTATTTTTTTATTATATAAATTTAAATATATATTATTATAAGTTATAATATTTAAAATATTTAATTTTTGTAATATATTATATTTATCTATTGTATCATCTTTAAATAAATCTTTAATAGCTATATCTGTTATAACATTTTTATAAGACATATTTTTTGGATAATTTACATAAAATATTTTTCTTTGAATAAAAATTGGAACAATTAAATCATATATATATATTATTAAACCAATAAATTTCATAACAAAATTAATAAATACACTATTTTTTAAGTGAAAGTTACCAGATTTAATTGGACATGAAATAAACATTACTTTATCTATATAATTTGTACAATTAATATATTCTGAACCAAAATATCCATTTTCACATAATTTTATCATCTCTATTAGTGTATTACCACCCATACTATGACATATAAAATCTAATTTTTTATCATCTTTACACCAATTTTTATAAATTGGTTTATATATAATATTATTGGTATAATAATGATTATGAATATTATTTTTATTATTATTTTTTCCATTATAATTAACATTATTTCCAATTATACAATTAAATAATTCACATGCTCTATCGTGATTAGATAAAGTTGGACTAATTTCAGGAATAATAAATTTTTTTTTATTATTATCTTTAAATTTTAAAATTTTCCAATAATTTATATTAAAAAAATTATCATTATCAAATCCTGCAAATCCATAAATAAATATAATATCATTACGTATATCAATATTTTTATATTGTTGATTAATTTTTTTAGTTTGAAAATTTTTAAATAATGAATAAAATAAATATTTTATATTATATATTATCGTCATACATATATAATAAAAAATATTTATTGTTTTAATATTATACATTTTATATATAGATTAAATAATATTATTTTTTTATTATTATTTAATAAATAATAAAAAAATTTATATTATTATGTTTATATATATTACATATTGTATAAATATAATAATTGAAAATATAAAAAATAAATTTCAATTATTTCATAATAATTATTTATATAATAAAAAAAATAAAAATAAAATTAATGATTTATGTTTTCATATATTAGGTGTTGGCACAGGTCATATAACACAAGCAAAAGTATTATATGATATATATTTACAAAATGGTTATAAAATTCCATATATTATTTATGCATGTAAAGATAAAAAAAATATTAAAAATATAGAAAATTTATTTAAAAATAGTTTAGTTATTCATAAATATATGAATATAACAGAAAAAGATATAAATAATTATAATTTAAATATAAAAACAGCAATAAAAGTAATATATTATTATTTTAAATATTATAATATATTGAAATATAAAGCAGATTTATATATATCATTTGGAACACATGTTCCATATATAATTTATAATAAACAAATAATTATTACTAATGTAATTTTAATAAATGGTTGGAAAGAAAAATTATATTCAAATATATCAAAAATAATTTCCACGAATAAAATATATTCAATATTATTTAAAAATAATTTAACTAATTTAACATTACCATCATTAATAAATATGAATAAAATTAATAGAGATAATATTGATAAAAAAATGTGTATTGCTTATAGTGTAAGTGGATTTACTTTTTTTAATACTTTAATAGAAATTGCAAAAAATAATAAAAAGTATACTTTTTATTATTTTACTAACTATATTACTAATAACAATAATAATATTGATATACCCGAAAATATAATTTTGATGAAAAAAGATTTATTTACATTTAAAGAATATCTTTCAAAAACTACATGTGTTTTATGCACAACTGGAAATGAACTAATTCAAGAATGTGTTTATAATAAAATACCTAATGCATCAATATATTGTGATATAAATCAAAATGAACAATATAATAATTATAAATTATATGTAAAAAAATATAAATGGAGTATAGAAATGAATAATAATTTAATAATTGATGATTTAATAATAAACAATAGTATTATCAATAGTTATAATGAATTTATAGAATTAAATAAAAATGCAAAACAACGAATATTGGATATTATAAATTAAATAATATATAAAATCATCTAATTATATTCATTGGAATAAATTTCAATTCACAATTAATTAATTTTTTATTATAATTAGTTTTATATTTATTAAATATTCTATTTAATTCTATTTTATAATCTAAAAATAATTGTTCTTTTGTTTTATTATTTGAATAAATAATATTACCAAATACTACAAAATAAGATGGTTTATTTATTTTTTTTACAAATGGTAGTGGTATACGTTTTTTGAATAAAAACTTTTGAATAAAATTAATATCATTAATATTTTTTTCATATCTTTTTGTTATATCATGTTCGCCAAATATATACATAGTTTGTATATTATAATTATATTTTATAGCATAATCAAAAATTTTTAATTTTTCACTATAAAAACATTCACCTTCATTTAAACTAAAAACTTGATCATATGTACCACCAAGATATATTAAGAAATTATAATTGTTTTTCATAACATCTATAATTTTTTTAATATTTATACCTTTAAAAAATACAGAAATTATATTTATAAATGGTATAAATATCATAGATGATGAAATAAGTGTTACAGCATTATTATAAAATATATTATGAAGTAAAGAACAAAATAATATTGGAAATAAATTAAAAACACCATGTGGTGTAGTTAAACATATAGTATTGCTATAATTTTTAAAATATTGTGGAACTATTAAATTTATATTTGATATATTATTAGTAAAATATATCTTTTTTGTTAAAGTTTCATAAAACTTTAAATGTAAATATTTCTTATTATATATTACATATATTGTTTTATCATTATCATTATCAATAATAAATGTATGTTTTGTATTTAAAATATGTAAAACATAATTAAAAATATAGTTAATAATATATCTAACAGGTGATAAAAAAAGTTTATTATGTATATTATTGAAATTTTTATTTAAATATAACCAAAATATAAAATAATTTATAAATATAAAATAAATATAAAACATTATAAATATTTATAAATATTAAATTTAATTTAATTATATTTATATTTATATTTATATTTATATTATAAAAATATAATTCTTAAATATTTTCTATTCCTAATTTTTTAATTTTAGGTATTCATACAAATTTTTACTTATAATTTAAGGCTAATTAGCCAAAAAATGCCACGATAATTTACATAATAATGATGAAAAAAAAATGAATAAAAATTTAATTTATTTTTTATTTAAGTATTTACTATATAATAAATCAAAATATCATGAATTTACAAGAAGTTAT